CTAAATGAAAAGGCTGGGATTATTCAAGCTGAGGTTGAGGCTAAGGCTAGCGCTGACACACTTGATAATTGGATAAAGGCTTACAAGGACTTTGTCAAGGCCAACGAGACAGCAAGGGCACAAGCTGAGAAAGATTTGATTGCAGCTAGCCAGCGTGTCTCTAATATTGCTAAGGATCTTGGAGAATTATCTGACCGCTGGAATTTCATCGATAGCTATATGAGCTCATCGAATGAGGGGCTTGTGATTGGTAAGAATGACGGTAGCTCTAGCATGATGTTCAATCCTAACGGCCGTATCTCAATGTTTAGCGCTGGTGTCGAGGTTATGTATATTTCTCAAGGTGTAATCCACATCGAGAACGGTATTTTCTCTAAAACTATCCAGATAGGACGCTTTAGGGAGGAGCAGTATCACATTAACCCAGATATGAACGTAATTAGATATGCAGGAGGTGCTTAATGGCTGATTTTTGGTCAAATACTAATAGAGGTTATCGTATCAGATTGTGGATAGATCAAACCTCGCAGAGCATTGAAGACAATAGCAGTCAAGTCAGGGTTAGACTTGCCTTGTTAAATACTTTTACGACTTTCGCAGAATACAACTGTACTGCTTCGGTGACTATTGATGGACAGACTATCAATTGGTCAGGACGTCCATCAATGCTTAGTCAAAATCAGGTAATCATGCTAATTGACCGAACTGTCACAGTCGGCCATAACGCAGACGGAACCAAGACATTTAATTTGTCCGCTAGCTTTTCAGGGAGTGGTGGATGGTCTCCTGGCGATCTAAATATTGATGGTAACTCGTTTACTTTGACAACAATCCCAAGATCTAGCTCTGTGAGCGTGAGCGCTGGGGTCATTGGCAGTACGGTTACTATCAACATTAACCGTCAAAGTTCCAGTTTTAAGCATACAGTGCGCTATGTCTGGGCTGGTAAGAGTGGAACGATTGCAAACAATGTAGACACATCCACTAGCTGGACGATTCCTCTTGACTTTGCCAATGACATCCCAAACTCAGAGAGTGGAACAGGGACTATCTACGTTGATACGTATTCAGGCTCTACCAAGACTGGCACACAGTCAACCACACTGACGGCTAGCGTACCAGCAAATGTGAAACCAACATTTTCAGGGATTTCCTTGTCTGACTTGAATGGTGTAGCACAAAACCTCATCCCAAACCCTAACACGTTCATCCAGGTCATCTCTAATATCAAAGTGGCTTTCAATGGTGCAATCGGTTCTTACGGTTCATCTATCACTGGATATTATGCCGAGATTGTCGGCAAGAACCAATCCACAAGCTTGAACGGTGGGAGCTTGGGCATTATGAATTATCACGGAGCTATCAAAATCAGAGCAAGCGTCTCTGATAGCCGTGGCAGATGGTCTGATACTAGAGAGGTATCTGTGACCGTGCTTGAGTATTTTGCTCCTGCTCTTAGCTTCAGCATCGCTAGAACAGGCTCAACCTCTAGCACCTTGACTATCACACGAAATGCCAAGATAGCGCCCTTGACTGTCTCAGGAAGTCAAAAAAACTCAATGAGATTGACATTCAAGGTTGCGCGACTAGGGACTAACTCTTACACAGTTGATAATGGACCAGCTTCTGGAGCATGGACAAGTATCTCAAGTCTAGTCAATTCACAAGCTAACCTTGCTGGGAACTATCTAGCTAATCAATCGTGGGTTGTGATTGGCACGCTAGAGGACAAGTTCACTAATTCGCAATTCATGGTCAATGTGGCCACAGAGAGCGTGGTTTTGTCTTATGACCGCTCTGGCGTGGGCGTCAATAAAATTCGTGAGCAAGGCGCTCTTGATGTTAAGGGTGACATCTACGCTAATAATCAGCCTATCCAACAGTATCAAATCACTGACAATAATGGATGTGGGAAGATCATCAAACAGGATTTTAATTCCATGAAAAATACTGGCTTTTGGTGGATAGACGGAAACTCTCAAAATAATCCATTTGGGGCTTGGGGGATGTTGGAGGTCTTCAGACCTAACCCTAACTCTCAGGAATGTATCCAACGCTTCACAACATCTGTAGGATATATGGCAGTTAGGGAGAATGGTTTTGATAACAACTGGAGGCCATGGCGCTACCTAGTGCAACAATCAAAATCCACTAACAACTCTGATTATGTAGCTCTGCTAAAATCAGAAAGCGATCCGACTCCTTGGCGAAACATAACTCTACAAAATGGGTGGCAACATCATCAGCAGTACAATGATGTACAATATTCAAAGTCGTTTGATGGAGTGGTGTATTTGCGTGGAGTTGGGGCGAAAGGGAAGACAGCTTATGGAACGGTTATAGCTCAATTACCAGTGGGATTTAGACCGTTACATTCAACTTATGTTTTTGCAATTAACGACGATTTTACAGTTGCGGTTTTATGCATTTTAACGTCGGGAGAAATAGTTGTAAGAAAGAACGTTGACGCTACTTGGCTTAACTTTGACAACGTATCTTTCAAAATTTAAAAAGGAGAAAGTATGAAATTAGAATATGGGACAAAGTCCTTGGAATATGACGGTAGCGGAACAGCAACTGCTACAAAGGTCACGCTAGTCAATGCAGATGGTGCTATCGTACCAATTCTCTTACCAGCTGATAAAATCAGCTTGTCTAACACTGAGCTTTTCGAGCTCGCCCTGGAAGCTCTTTATCAAGAGAATTTTCCAAACCGTGCTGAAAACGAAAAATTCAACAAGGTAAATGAGCAAATCCAGAAAAACCAAGAGAGCGTGACAAAGGTAGAACAGGCTGCAACTGATAACAAGGAAAATCTGGACACAGTCTCAGCTATCACAGAGGTATTGATTGCTCTTGCTATTTCACAAAGTGGAGGTATGCCTACCAACGCCTATGTCAAGGTAGCAGCATTTGTTAAGCCACTAGTCAAGAGTACACGCTACTCAAATGGAGACATCATTGCCATGCCTTATCCGTTTGAAAACAATGCCAAATGGCCAAGTGGAACCAAGACTATCTTTAAGTTCCAGATGCAAGAAACAGAGGGCTATACTTACAAAGAGCAAGCACTCTCTGATATGCTTCAGCAAGGTGTGTTGACCGTGGTCATGCCAAGGATTGATTAAGGAGATAGTATGACATGGGTTGAATTTTTTGAAAAACTAGTGCATTCAATCACTCAGCTTGCACCCACAATTGGAGTTGTTGCGACTGGTTGGTTCGGCATGCGAGCCAGTAAAGCAGGTCACCTCAACCAAGAACAATTCAAGGAACTGAAAGGTGAATTGAGTACTATTCATGCTATCGGAGAGGATAATAAGCAAAAAATAACTGAAGTGAATGAAAAGTTAATAGTTCATGATGAAGCACATCTAGTGACCATGTATCTACGACTTGAACGCGACATCACGGCTGCTCTAAAACGTGGATACACAAGTGTACATGAATCAGACATTATTCACAAAATGCACTCGAGCTACAAGAAACTAGGAGGCAATGGGCGAATTGATGCCCTATTCAATAAATACTTAAATTTAGATATTTCGGAGGAAAATACAAATGCAACAGATTAATGAAATTATCACAAATGGAGCAATCAGCATCCTTGTCATTTTGGCTGGTATTGCAGTCAAAGCAGTCAAGGACTACTTGGTTCAAAAAGGTGGAGAAAAGACCATCAAAATCGTTGAAATCTTGGCCAAGAACGCAGTAAATGCAGTTGAGCAGATAGCAGCTGAAACTGGATATAAGGGTGAAGATAAGCTGGAACAAGCACGCACTAAAATTCGTGCTGAGCTTAGCAAATATAACATCAGCATGACTGACCGTGACCTTGATACATTTGTTGAGTCAGCGGTGAAGCAGATGAACGATGCGTGGAAATAGGAGAGAACAATGAAGAAAAACGACTTATTCATCGACTTAGCAAGCCATCAGGGCTATGACATTACAGGAATTTTGGAGCAGATGGGAACAAATAACACTATCATCAAAATTTCAGAAGGTACGACCTATTTAAACCCTTGCTTGTCTGCTCAAGTTGAGCAATCCAATCCTGTTGGATTCTACCATTTTGCTTGGTTTGGAGGTGACATCGAAGAAGCTGAACGAGAGGCACGCTACTTCCTTGATAATGTACCTCAAAAAGTAAAATACTTGTGTCTTGATTACGAAGATCACGCTAGCGGAGATAAACAGGCAAATACAGATGCATGTATTCGCTTTATGCAAGTGATTGCCGAAGCTGGGTATAAGCCTATTTATTACAGCTACAAACCTTTCACGCTTAATAACTTGAACTATCAGCAAATCCTTGCACAGTTCCCAAACAGCCTTTGGATTGCTGGGTATGGGTTAAACGATGGGAACGCTGATTTTGAATACTTCCCATCTATGGATGGTATAAGATGGTGGCAATACTCAAGCAATCCCTTTGATAAAAATATTGTCTTGTTAGACGATGAAGAAATGTTTGAAGAGACCGAAACACCTCAACCAGTCCTACAAAAATCTTCTAGCAGTAAATCAATAGAAACTGTTGCTCAAGAGGTTATCAACGGCGAGTGGGGTAATGGACAAGAACGCTATGACAACTTAACAAGCGCTGGTTATGATTATGATGCAGTGCAACAAAAAGTGAATGAACTTATTTACGGAACAGAATCACAAACTCAAAACCTTGATAAAATTGCTCAAGAGGTTATCAACGGCGAGTGGGGCAATGGACAAGAACGTTTCGACAACTTAACAAATGCTGGTTACGACGCACAAGCGGTTCAAAATCGAGTTAATGAATTGCTTTCTTAAAGATCTGACTAAAAAACCGGTATAAAATTAAAATATAGTACACTAGACCGCAGGCTCAGGCTTGCGGTTTTTTTGTTTGCTCTGAATCAAGAAAACATCTAACCAACCGACATCAATGTCGGTAGCAAAATAAATGGTTTGCCTGAAAAATTGACTTGTTGACATCAACAAATAGCTTTATAAAGCGCTTGGTTCCCAATTTTGTTGACGCCAACAAAATTGGCCTAAAAAGCTTGGATTTAAAATCCAAGCTATGGAAATCGAATAAACGCATTTCAAGTGCGTAAAATCATCTTCTTGGAGGAGTAGTAGTTTTGTCAAAAATAAAAAAATAATGATTTTTTCATAACTTTTTATTTTCTTTTACGAATAGATAAGTAAGGAGGATAAAAAAATGAAAATCATAAACATTGAACAAACACGTATTGAGAAAACAAATCTAGGTTTTGAACACTGGGTAGCGGTAACTTATAGCTTGCCTTTTTTGAAAAATGAATACACAGTGAATCTACTCCTTTTATTGGATTTTAAAATAGAAGATAAGGAGCTACTGGACTATCTGGTTACCAGCTGGAAATATCGTGATATCGTAGGGCATTCAACTATGATGTACCAGATTGAAAGGGGCAAAAAAGGGGCAAAAGTGTCGTAAATCTCTGTAAAATGATGTAAAAACATTTATTTAAAAGCTCAAAATATAGCTGTTTTAAAAGGTACTGTAAGATATAGTAAAACGATGTAAAGGTATTTGTAAAAGTAGACGGGTTCTAATTTAACCTAGAGAACATGATCCTAAGTGATAAGCTCACTTGGGATTTTTTGAATCAAGAAAATAGTTCTCTAGGAAACTTTTTCTTGACATCTCTTTTCAAAGTGATAAAATGGTTCTCATGGAAACTTATTTAGTTCCTAGGAGAACTAAATGTGATGGTTAGAAAGGAGTTAGTATGGATAAACCGATGTTAGTCTTTAAGCGTTTTGGTCATCAGATTCACCTGAT